GTCATAGATGCCACGAGATCCACAGCCTAGCTTGTAGCAGTTGTACTTCATGCTGCCGCCATCGTTCATGGCTGTGAATGTACCTCTACCGTTACAGGCAGGACAGTTGCCACGGTGTGTGTCACCGTCACCTAGTGCTAGACCTTCAACGTAATCACGAATGTTCATCGTCATCATTCCCTCTAGCTGCTAGTGCCTTCGATGCACCACTGAATGTGTTGACCATGTAGGGCTTGATTGATCCAATGTTCTTGTGACCCGTCACCTGCATGATACCTGCTAAGTCTACCCCACCCTCCATCATCTCTGTCACTGCTGTACGGCGCAAGTCCATGGCAGTCAGGGTGGAAGGTAGGTTAGCTTCTTCTAGTACCTCATTGATAAGATAGCTTATTTCTATTTTATCATAGGGTGAGTATGCACCTGCTCGTGGTTTGACACGGGGCGCTACATAATCCTGGAACCCAAAGTCTTCCTTTTGCTGGCGCAGCATACCGCACAACCCTGCTGAGATGGGGAGGTGTATCTCTGCGTTGCGCTTGCTCTGCGTCAAGTCCATGCGACACTGGGTTAAGTCTAGCTTGTCCCATTGTAGAAGGCGCATGTCACCAACACGCTGCCCCCAATCATATGCCATGTGGACGATCAGACCAATGCTGCGCCAGCGGAAGTCGCCATAAGCTGTACCAAGAAAGGTTTGCACCTGATCTCTTGACCACAGTGTCCGTCTAGGTTGACCAGACCTAGCTTTCACCAGTGATACAGGATCATGCGTCATAACATCGTGTCTCATTGCATGTTTCCACGCTGCTGAAAGCACTGCCTTACGATAGTTTGCTGTCCGTATACCTACAGACAACCACTGATCGTAAGCCTGAGTTAAGTGACGCACCTTGATAAACTTATGGCGATAAGCCCCAAGTGCCTTGCCTTCAACCACAGTCTTGCATACCGCAGCAAGATGAGTGTCATAATCTTTCTGTGTAGAACCTGCCAGACGACCAAATGCAGCAGATTTACTATAGAAATCAATGACTTCCTGTAGTGTGGCAGAAGCCTTGGGGATCTTCATGTTAGTCTCCTTTTGCGTTACGATACCAGAGGTATATGAAGCCGCACAAATAAGCAAGTGCTACGGCTATGGGAAGTATGTGCATTAAAAGTTTGGATACCATGCATCCCCCTTGTCTACATATTGTTTAACATCCTGTGCGATAAGCTCAAGCCTGTCAACCTTTTTGCCAAGCCAGAGTGCCTCATCAATCTCACGCATCAGTTGGTTGTAGTAACCTGTGGCAGGCATGAGGTTGGTTGTGTTGAAGGGGTACACTGTCATAGCTTTGACACCCTGTCATTACTATAGGAAAGCTCTGCACCTGTTGGTGTCTTGAAGATGACACGGCGTACACCTGTGCGCTTGAACAGTTTAGTACGAGCCTGGATGGCATCATGAGGGGTGAAGACTGTGGTGACATACTCACCGTCAGGCTGACCTACACTGGCGTAGACCTTGATAGCTTTACTTGCAATCATTAGCTGTCTCCTTCATAGTACCAAGCGGTTGGATCATCAGGTAACACATAGGGCTTGTAGTGATTAGGGTTACCATCCTCCTCTCTTGCAGGAGGACGGAAGCCAAACATATTCTTCAATGCGTAAGACTTATCACGCAGGTCACTGAGTTGTGACAGGCGCACATCCATCATCTCCATTGTGTCATCTACCATGCTGTCCATACAGTTGTAGACTTCAAGTAGCATGAGCACTTCGTCACGGGTAAGTTCTGTTTTGATTGGCTTAGCCATAGTTCTCTCTCTCTTTAAGATATTGAATTACTATACTTTTATCAGAGGATATGATGACAACTCTCCCATCACCATCATACCCTATGTATTTACCCTTATGCTCCCGTAGTTTCATCAATCAACACATAGCGTGTGTACTGTTGACCCGTCACAGGGTGCTTACCCTTCACGCCATCAATGCGATAGCCAGCCTTGCGTAGCTCAGAGATACGCTTAGTGAATGACTGGATGCTGTAGTCCAGCATAGCTTCACGCAGGGTGAGACCCTTGGTTGCACGAAGGTGAGCCAGGATCTTAGTGTTTTGTGAGTTAGTCATGTCTGTTTCTCCTTTGTTAGACATTTACAGATTAGTCATTGTAGTTGGCTGCGTCAATGTTACCATTATATCACGTTACATTTCTGCAACACCTAGTACGCCGGTGTTCTCCCACTCAGCGAATAGCCCCTGCTTTTCTAGGATTGCATTGATCTTGTGGTTGACACCAAAGTCATCCAAGACAGTGCCACCAAACTCACAGTAGTAGTCGGCCCACACCTCTGGATAGTTGTCCTCTCCTGAGATACGAAAGCCATCGTCATCCTCATAGACTGTGACGCCTAGCTTTTTGAGTTGGTCGTATGCTGTGCGATAATTCTTCTTCATTGTGTTACCTCTATCTCTGTCTTGATACCTTCCATGCGGCTGTACAGGGCAGCATATCTGTCTGCCTCATCCAAGCGATTGACTGTGTGGTAGCATATCTCTTTGTTAGTCTTCTTGCTGGTCAATATGATGCGTATCATGATCCGATTAACTCATTTACTTTGACCAATACCTTGGCACGATCAAGGTAATACTGCATGAGGCTTACATCATCATACTCAACCTCACCCCATGATGTCTGTTCCATGTCACCCTCAAGTAAATCCTTGAGCATCAACAGTTCACTCGTGTACAGTTCTAGCTTATCCATTTGTTTTCTCTCCTGTTCTTACCGTTACTAGTATAGGGAATCATTGGTGGGTTACCCGTCTCCGTTCATCTGAGTGATAAACTCATCAATGACTTCTTTGTCGGCTGCATGATAGCACTGTGTCATGTCATGCGTGACGTAATCAACCAAGCCATCAATGTCTAAGCTCTCTACATACTTGTCAATGGCTTCTTCTAGTTTGTCTTCACGATATGTCATTGTCTAGCTCCTCTCTGGACTCAAGGTATGACTTGTATAGAATATTACATAAGTTATCCCGCATACCTTCAGGGACTTCAACGTACTCCTCTACGATAGCCAATATCTTATCCTTTGTAGCCTTGTCAAGTTTCTTAGTCATTACGCCATCTCCTCTTCTACTATTACATTGGTGAACCTGATGTATACGCCACCCTCACCGTCATCGTCAAGTAATTCTTGATAGTCTACGTCTGTATCCTTGACCATCTGCCATAGGGCATCAAAGAAATCTTCTCGTGTCATTACGCCATCTCCTCTACTGATTGGCTGTTAAACTCATAGACTGCGGTGGCAAAGCCACGGGGTGTGGCAGAGCGTATATCTTTGGTGCGCTGTGACTTACCGCCTAGCTTTTTGTGTTGCCTACTGTGTCCATCCTCAGGTTGAACTGGGTCTTTCCATGGCATAGTGAAGCCATTGCCTGTCCACAAGCATGTCTTTTTAGGGTAGGCATCCTTGGCTGCGATGTACTCAGGCCAGCGTGGATGCTCTGCCTGATCGTCATGGATGTATCCGCCATACTCATAGGGGTGAAAGCTATGGTCAGGCTTGCGCCACTTGGTAGCCAAGACACTGACAGGGTTCTCCACAAAGTAAGGAACGTGTAGGCTGTTGAACAGTCTGGCACACCATACGGCATAGCTCACAGCCTCATCCTGGAATGATGGGTTAGCCTCTGCCTTGCGCTTGAAGTGTGCCGCACCTGATACAGCCATGTCAGTACAGACAGGGAAGGCCATGCCAAATACCACAGGCTTGTCTGCAAACTCAGAGTGTATGGCGTTCAGTGTGTTGTGATCGTGCAGGTCAGCGTGAAGGTAGGTAATACACCCACCACTCTCATAAGTCACACCCCTTGGCTCATTATCAGGGTGCTGGATGTCGTAGGCGTAGCAGGAATAGCCTGCCTCTGCCCATGGTTTAAGTGCTTCACCTGTGAAGTCATACAGGCTGATAACGATACCTTTGGTCATTAGTTTACCTCCTCTGTAAGAAATACTATAAGCTCGTCCACGTTGTCAAACTCTTCGTGAAAAGTTTTCATCCCCTCTGCGTCATAGCAACTGTATGACAGCAATCTCCACCTTGGATCTTCGCGCCTGTCAGGGTTGATATAGTCCACAAAGATGCGGCAGGTGTTGCCATGAAGCTCCTCTTTTTGCAGTGACGGGCAGGTGTCATTCTTCCAAGTGCTATTCTGCCATCCATGCGGTGACAATGCGTGAAACAGTTTATTGAGCATGTCATAGTTGTCGTAATCCTCATGCGGTACGTCTGCTATTGCATAGATCATTTCATTCATCCTCATTGTCTAAGTGGTACGGCACATACATAAATGCTGCGCCGCCTATTGCCAAGCCAAGGCATATTAAAAGTATCAAGATTGCGGTAATCATGTCACACTCACCTCACTTGATGCCGTGTATTCTGCGCCATGTCACCCATGTGATAGCTTGCAGGTCACAGGCTTTGATGCCTAGTATAGCCGCAGCGTCACGATAGGCTTGAGCTATGTTACGATATTCGGCCTTGCCTATGTTGGCGGCGTTAGACTTCAAGCCCACACGTTCAGCATATGCAATGTTCCTAGCGTGTCCATCCACTGTTACACTGTCACCACCCATGATGTTATCAAAGAAGGCAGAGATCTTAGGGCCATTGAGTGTCTTGAGGATAGCAGTGTATCGGTTGACGCCATCCAATATCTTGTAACCCTTGAGGCGATTGGCCTTGTAAGCCATGCACCCGTCAATATCCGCAGGGTCAATCTGTGCCGTGTGACCGTCAATGATCTGCTCAGCAGTTGGCACATTCTTAGGCCATCCAAGGTTAGGGCTTGATGCCGCCACTACGCCCACAACTTTCATCAGGCTTAGGCTTTTAGTCTTGGCAACCTTGCGACAGTCACGCCGCGCCCTGTTGTACCATTGCAAGCCATCTAGCTTTTCTTGGCGTGTCGCCATGCCGTGACAAGTTAAGATATTCTCTACTAGCGTATTCATTGGTCAATCCTTTTCTTCTACTTCTTCGTCTTCGATTGGGTCTTCACTGTCAATAAGATCGAATAGGGCAATCGTATCAGCGTCAAATTCCCACTGGTGTATAACTCTATAAGTCATTACTTCACCTCACTGTTAAACTATCCAGAGAGTAGGCACAGCAGCGCCTACCTGTCAAGAAAGTTTTTATGCTGTGCGCCATACACGGATAACGCGGTTCACTTTATCTGTGCGGTAGCTGAACTTGCGTCCACCATTATCCTTGTGCTTTTGCTGGGAATGGATGCGCACAGCCACACGATTAGCCACACGGATATAATTCAACGTGGTGGTCGGATCTACAGGCACAGCAAAGCTTTCGCCCACATTCATCGTGAAGAAGGGGTATTTATAATAAGCCAAGCCATTGCGAGTAGGATTAGGCATAGGGATATTCTGTTCAACTTTATACATTTTGGTCGTCCTTGTATGATGTTACATTGGTCACGGTGATTGGTTAGATACACCATGAGATAGGCACAATCCTGGACATGCCTATCCTAGCTATATCTTCGACCAGCACTATAGGCGGACTGATTCAAGTCACCGCTCTCAAGCCCCGTTCTCAAGGACATTCTGTGCCTACCTCCCTTGCTCAATGTCACAGGTTTTGTCATGCCGATCCAATCGGGTATCGTCACGGCGGCTGCTTAAACCACCCATTCGCTTGGCCTGAAGTGTCTTGGCCTGTTGTGTTGCCCTATCGTGGGCTCATTCGGTTTAGTTAGTCAAGTCTTTTATTCGGTCTGCGTATTCGGTCTTACTTTTATTCGGTCTGCGTATTCTGTGCGGGTCTTCTATCCGGCTTGATCGCCTAGGACGCTGATTCGGTTAAAGAGCTACGCTGCTTTGGTTTGAACCTTGTCGCTTTCGATGTACCAACATTGGCATGAAATGTTTTCGAATGTCTAGAAGTTTTTTGTGATTTACCTAAAATAATTGTAACCCTGTGTTTTCGTTGGATAATGTTTTGGCATTGATGGGATACGGCTTAAATCGCTGCCTCGCGGATGTAATACTACACGCGCGTTTCTTTCCCATATGGCAACCGTGCTCTGCTTTGATGGGGTATACTATTTGTGACCACAAAGAGGGGGATATGGTTGGCGTTTTATGCATCCCTCTTGTGTTTGCGATCACGTTTCCAAAACCCACTGATTTAACACACTTTTCTCTAAAAGAGTGAAGAACTATCAGTTAATAAAGCTAGTCTTTTCAATGATTTACTCTTGATATTGCTTTTATTCTGACCAATAGCACCTCAAAAGAGGGCGGGGCGTGGGCCAGTGGGGGGTATGGGGTTACGTGTATATACACAATTACACACACGGGGTTTTTAGCTTCCCCAGGATTCGCCCTTATGTACAGCCAAGGTGATACATTTATGTCACACGATACTACAAAGATGTAACATTTGGTAACAATATGGTAAGTACATGCATTTTAGGGATTGACAGGGGTGTTTGGCCCAGTATAACTACGTAGTAGTAGTAGACATAGTTAAACTTTATATGTTTTACTTAATACAAGTAATAAATAATAAATAGTTTAACTATATAAAAAGTGTGTTAATAAAGTACCTGGACATAGGAAGAGTTTAACTTAGATAGTTTAACTATAGTGTTGACAACTCTTTTTTTATGTATTAACATTATTACAAGTAACACACATAAACTTGTATAAACTATAAGTGTTACTCTATTGGTACGTGTTACAGACTATATGTGTACACTCTCCTCATGTCTCCTCTCTCCTTACACGTAGTTTGCGACACGTACCACTCTTTTACTAAATAAAAGTATTGACAATGTCTCGTAAAACCGTACAACTATACTCATCTGATAACATACTTGAAGAGTTTTACTCTGCTTTAGCTGATAATAGCTCTCACAAGTTACGCCGTATTCATATCCCTCGTAGTGACGTATTCTATGTTCGTGCTGCTATTGAGGCTGACACTGGTGTTAAATACTCTTTGGATCACATTGAGAGAGCTATGTACTTAGAGGGCATGTTATCTCGTAACGATGTGTTAGACCCCGATAGGAAAAGACCTTATGGCGATTGAATATAGAGGTGAAACCTTTGAAGGTTACAACAAACCCAAGCGTACCCCTAAGCATCCGACTAAATCCCACGCTGTACTTGTTAAAGAAGGTGACACCATTAAGCTCATCCGCTTCGGTGAACAGGGAGCATCCACAGCAGGCAAGCCTAAAGCGGGTGAATCTGATCGCATGAAGAAGAAACGTGCATCCTTCAAAGCTAGACATGCTAAGAATATCAAGAAGGGTAAGCTCTCAGCTGCGTACTGGGCTGATAAAGTAAAATGGTAGGTACTCTTGGTGTCATCATGGTATGTATGTCTTCTTTAGCTGAGCATTGCCAAGTACTGACTAGCCCCTATGTATTCCGTAGTGAGGAGGAGTGTCAGGCTTCTACAGTAGCTGAGGCACGTAAGATTATGGATATGTATAGCCACGCAGTCATCACACCTACTTGTGTAGCTCTGCGCTACAATGGGGAGCCAGCATAATGGCAGCACCTAAGCCAACCAATCCTAAGCTATATGCTAGAGTAAAAGCTGAAGCTAAGAAGAAGTTTAAAGTATGGCCCAGCGCATATGCGTCTGCTTGGCTTACTAAGACATACAAAGCACGTGGAGGTAAATACAGTGGCACGAAGAGTAACAAAGTCTCGTAGCCAGCATGTGTTACCTAGTACCCGTGGTTATGCTAAGGGTGGTTTAGGTAAGTGGTTTGGTGAAGAGTGGACAGACGTTAAGACAGGCAAAGAGTGTGGTAGGTCTAAGGGTGACGGTAGAGCATACCCAGCCTGTAGACCAAAGGCAGTAGCTTCTAAGATAAGTAAGAAAGAAGCAGCAAAGAAAACAGGGCCAAAGAAAGTTAAGTGGTCTACAACAGCATCAGGGAAGAAGAGATCATGAAGTGTACATGTGGTAAAGGCGGCGAGTGCAACTGTGGTGGTATGAAGATGCCAGCCAAGAAAGCAAAGATGGCATACGGTGGCATGGCTAAGAAGAAGATGGGTTATAACAAAGGCGGCTACTGTGGTGCGTCTAACCCTGCAGAGCGTCCCATGAAGAAGGGCAAGTAATGAAGTATTATCACAAATACCAGGAAGCCCTTGAAGCTAAGGGTTATCGTGTAGATGAGCATGGCTACGTATGGGACTCCATGGGTAACCAGTCTGCTGGTGAAGACAACTATGGCAACGTACAGAGCAAAGACCCTAACGTCAATGCTATCTGTGAGGCAGCAGACATTGCTGATGTTAAGCCTAAGAAAGCTGCTAAAGCTAAAGCACCTGCAGGTAAGAAACGTGCTCGTACAGCTAAGGGACACTTTGTAAAGGATGACCCTAACACGCCAGAGAATGAAGCGTGGGTTGACGAATAATGGTTGCAGCTCGTGCATATAATACTGTAACAAAGGGTCTAACAGTTACCGCTACGTCAGGCGGTGCTAGTGCTGATCTTCTGTATGTATGCCCTGCTAACTTTGATGCAGAGATAGTATTCCTGCATGTTACTAATGGTGATACTGCTAATCACAACATAAGCCTGCAGTGGTATCACGCAGATACAAATACGTATCACCACATACTAAACGATAAAGCTATAGCTGGTAAAGATGTGTATAACGTCATAACGTCAGACAGGTTATTCTTACACGCAGGTGATAAGATATTGGCCTTTGACGGTGCCAGTGCTTCTTTAGAAGTGTTTATGTCAGCCAAAGAGATGTACAACCCTAACAGGTAACGCATAGCGGGGTTGCATTATTATCTGTAGTATGTTATAACTATATGTGTAAAACTAGTCTCCGGTGGTTAATTCAACCACAGATCAGATACAAACGGAGACTATCATGTTTAAAGTATGGGCAAGTTCAGCACTAAAATCAATCCAAGACTCTCAACAAAGACGTGCAGACTTCTGGATTCTCCAGAATATGTCAAACAAAGAGCTACGTGATATTGGTATTTCACGAACTGAAATAAGGCGTACAATTTATGGGCAGAACACTAACTGAAAAACAGCAGAAGTTCTTAGACGTTCTGTTTGACGAAGCCAAAGGCGATCCTGTTAAAGCTAAGAAGCTTGCAGGATACGCCGAAGGTGTGGCTACTGCTCAAATTGTAGCGTCTATTGAAGACGAAATTGTAGACAGAACAAAGAAGTTTATCTCACAGTCTTCCACCAAGGCTGCCTATACTATGTTCAGCGTTATGGCAGACCCAACAGACCTAGGTGTTAAAGAAAAGATGATGGCCGCTAAAGATATTCTTGACAGAGCGGGTTTCACTAAGACAGAGAAGGTAGAAGTTAAGACTTCGGAGCCTCTCTTTATCTTACCATCAAAGGATGATGATGCCTAAGGTTAAGACTGCAAGGGCATCAGAGGCAAAGTACCCAACTAAAGTAGAATGGCAAGTACCCCTTCGAGGAGAAAATGGTGAGTGGTACCCCATCATAAGAGTTGGAAGACACGTACCTTTCGGATACAAGCAGGATGAAGAAGATCCTGATCTACTAATACCCATACCAGAAGAATTAGAACTTTTAGAAAAAGCAAAACTATTCCTACAAGAGTACAGCTTACGGCAGGTAGCTCGATGGCTCTCCCAACAGTCAGGTAGGTATATATCACATGTAGGGTTAGACAAACGTGTCAGGATCGAAGAAAAGCGAAGACGAGCTTCCTCAAGCTATAGGAAGTATGCCAAAAAGTATAAAGAAGCGTCGAGGAAAGCGGAGAAGATCGAAAAAGAAAGACTTGGTGGTAGAGCTACCAAAAGAATCTTTGGAGACTCTCGCACAGGACCATACAACTCTGACTCAGAATGACGATGACGTTGAGCAGGTACAAAGAGAAATTATCTTTGAACCCAACCCTGGGCCTCAAACGAGCTTCCTAGCTGCCACGGAGCAAGAAGTTCTCTACGGTGGTGCAGCTGGTGGTGGTAAGAGCTATAGTCTAATCGCAGATCCGGTTAGGTACTTCAACAACCCTAACTCTAGGATGCTTATTGTACGTAGGAGTACAGAGGAACTAAGAGAACTTATCTCAGTATCTAAACAACTATACCCACGGGCTATCCCAGGTATTAAGTTTATGGAGAGAGACAAGACTTGGGTTGCTCCTAGCGGTGCTACACTATGGATGTCGTACCTTGACCGTGACGATGACGTTATGAGGTACCAAGGTCAGGCCTTCAACTGGATTGGTTTTGATGAATTAACTCAATGGCCTAGTCCCTATGCCTGGAATTATATGCGCTCACGGCTTAGGACTACAAAAGCTAGTGGCTTACCTCTCTACATGAGAGCAACGTCAAACCCCGGGGGGCCCGGTCATCAATGGGTAAAGAAAACCTTCATTGACCCTAACACACCTAACGAGGCATTTTGGGCTACAGACGAAGAAGGTGAGACAATCTGTTGGCCCAAGGGTCATAGTAGGGAGGGAGATCCTCTATTCAAGAGGAAGTTTATTCCTGCGACTTTGTTTGATAACCCTTACCTGTCTGATGACGGGATGTACGAAGCCAACCTACTCTCTTTGCCCGAGCATCAACGGCGTCAACTGTTGGAAGGGGATTGGGACATCAACGAGGGAGCTGCTTTCCCTGAGTTTAACCGTAGAGTTCACGTTGTAGAACCCTTCGACATACCCCACAGTTGGCCTAGGTTTAGGGCGGCTGACTACGGATACGGGTCTTACAGTGCTGTACTTTGGTTTGCTGTATCTCCAGACGAACAGCTTATTGTTTACAGAGAGCTTTACGTATCTAAGGTTCTAGCCACAGACTTAGCAGACATAATTTTAGACCTTGAGTCTTCTGAGAATATAAGGTACGGTGTTTTAGACAGTTCCCTTTGGCACAAGAGGGGAGACACTGGACCCAGCCTAGCTGAACAAATGATAGTCAAAGGTTGCAGATGGCGACCAGCTGACAGGTCTAAGGGGTCTAGGGTCTCAGGTAAAAACGAACTACATAGAAGACTTCAGGTAGACGAGTTCACAGAGGAACCTAGAGTAGTTTTCTTTAATACCTGCTACAATACAATTGCTCAACTACCATCCCTTCCTCTTGATAAAACAAACCCTGAGGACGTGGACACTAAATCTGAAGACCACATCTACGATGCCCTACGTTACGGTATTATGACAAGACCTAGAAGTAACTTGTTTGATTACAACGCTAGCACTCAGCGTACAGGCTTTCAGGCAGCAGACTCAACGTTTGGATACTAAGGAATAATTATGGAAGAAGATGACATCTTGGCTGAAGAAGTCTACATGGAAGATGCTAAAGTATCTTTTATTGAGGACGCAGACGAAGAAGCCTATAGTGATCCCTCAGTAGGAACTATCGTAGGCTACGTTCAGCAACGTTTTGAGAAGGCTGAGACTGCTAGAAATGCTGAGGAGCAACGCTGGATCAGAGCGTACAGAAACTATAGAGGTCTTTACAGCCCAGACGTACAGTTTACTTCTACAGAGAAGTCTAGAGTGTTTGTTAAGGTTACGAAGACAAAGGTGCTGGCAGCTTACGGTCAGATCGTAGAGGTTCTGTTTGGAGCAAACAAGTTCCCTATCAGCATTGACCCAACGGTTCTGCCTGACGGTGTTACTGAGGCTGTACACCTTGAGACTGAAGACAGCCTTAAGCAAATGGATGAGCGTCAGGATTCTTTAGCTGAGACTCCAACCCTTGAACCTGGGGAGACACTTGTAGACTTCAGGGAACGTCTCGCTGGCCTTAAGGATAAGCTAGCCCCAGTGGAGGCTGACCTAAAGGAAGGTGAGGCAGGATCACCCACACAGATTACTTTCCATCCCGCTATGATAGCAGCTAAGAAGATGGAAAAGAAAATACATGACCAACTAGAAGAGTCTAATGCTAGAAAGGAATTGCGTACAGCAGCCTTTGAGTGTGCCTTGTTTGGTACTGGTATTATGAAAGGCCCGTTTGCAGTAGATAAAGAGTATCCTAACTGGACTGAGGAAGGAGAGTATTCCCCTCTTATTAAGACCATGCCTAGGTGCTCCTCTGTTTCTATCTGGAACTTCTACCCAGACCCAGATGCTGCAAACATGGATGACGCAGAGTATGTCGTTGAGCGTCACAAGATGTCTCGCACTCAAATACGATCCCTTAAGAAAAGACCTTTCTTTAGGGAGAACGCTATTGATACAGCAGTATCCATGGGTGAGTCCTACACAAAAGAGTGGTGGGAGCAGGCTATGGAGGACGACGACCAAGAGGCCCGTAGCGAACGCTTTGAGGTTCTTGAGTTCTGGGGTTACCTCGACACAGACCTACTGAAAGATCAGAATGTTGATATTCCTGAGGATCTGGAAGACCTCGACCAAGTATCAGTCAACATCTGGATTTGTAACGGACAGGTTCTACGTCTAGTCCTTAATCCATTTACCCCATCTTACATTCCCTACTACGCAGTTCCGTATGAAGTAAACCCTTACTCCTTCTTTGGTGTAGGTATTGCAGAGAACATGGACGACACTCAGACACTTATGAATGGCTTCATGAGAATGGCTGTTGACAATGCTGCACTTTCTGGAAATCTTATCATTGAAGTTGACGAGACAAACCTAGTGCCAGGTCAAGATATGTCAGTGTACCCTGGAAAAGTCTTTAGAAGACAAGGTGGTGCACCGGGGCAAGCTCTCTTTGGAACCAAGTTCCCCAACGTCTCTAATGAGAACATGCAGCTATTTGATAAAGCGAGGGTGCTAGCAGATGAATCGACAGGATTCCCGTCTTTTGCTCATGGTCAAACAGGCGTTAGTGGTGTTGGTAGGACTGCAAGCGGCATTAGTATGCTTATGTCTGCTGCTAACGGTTCTATTCGTAATGTGGTTAAGAATGTAGATGACTATCTCCTATCCCCTTTAGGTAAAGCTTTCTTCAATTTTAATATGCAGTTTGACTTTGACCAAGAGATCAAGGGTGACTTAGAGGTTAAGGCTCAAGGTACTGAAAGCCTGATGGCTAACGAAGTCCGTAGTCAACGTTTGATGCAGTTCTTGCAGATTACACAGAACCCTGCCTTAGCTCCCTTCTCTAAGATGGACTACATCATCCGTGAAATTGCTAAGTCTATGGATCTTGACCCCGACAAGGTAGTAAACTCCATGGCAGACGCTAGACTTCAAGCTGAGTTGCTGAAGGACTTCCAAGCCCAGAACCCACCTCCTGAACCCCAACAGGGTGTGCAACCACCACAGGGAGGCCCACAGGGCCAAGGAGCGGCCCCTAGAGTACAGGATACCTCTGGAGCAGGGGGTGGCAACATAGGAACCGGAACAGCCCCTCAGCCGGGAGAACAGGGCTTCTCAGGTAACACAGGCCAACAAGGTGCTGCTTAATGCATAATCTAAAACCTTTAGTAAATGATAAGGCACTCTGGGAATCCTTCTTAGAAGAGTTACAATCACGTTTAAATGATGTTCATAGACAGATGGAACAGGCTCAAAGTATAGAGGACTTGTATCGCCTGCAGGGTCAAGCAGCTTGTTTGAACAATTTTAAATTCTTGAGGGAAAAGGTTAATGGCTGAAAAAGTAGGAACTAAGACAGGTTCAAAGACACGAGTAGGCAGAGATGTGTACGAAACGCCTGAAGGTAAAAAAGTATCTGAAATTTCTACTACTTTTGAATATAAGGGCCAGTGGATTAACGTACCCACCATACATAATGGTTATGTGTACGATGAAGAGATTCTTAAAATGATGTTAGATGCTGAGGTTATAGAGCCAACAAGTGTCCACAAAAGTGAAACTGATGCCGTTAAAGCAGCTAGAGACAGAAGTGAGTCTTTTAAATTTAATGAAGGTGGCTTAGCTGATCAAACACAACAAGCTTTTAATTTTGAGGATACAACTACTCCTGTTGTTGAAGAGACTCAAGAGGCCAAGGATGCTAGAGTTAAGGCAGCAACCTCCCGTAGACCAGGCTTTAGAGGCGATGGTCCTTTTGATTTTAGTGGTTTTTCATCTTACTTAAAAGACAATGTATCTGAAGAAGAACTAATTGCTGGTCTTGATAACGCTGGGCAGTGGATGGTTCCGTTTTATGATGCTGGCACAAACATGGCTAACGTTATTTCTGAGTACTCTAAACCAGAGGACGAGAGGGACTACAGCTATATTAAAGAAGAGTTAGGTAAAGCTGGTACATCAGCGGCAACTGAAGGTGCTATGTGGCTCATGGGTGGTATCGTTACCAAATACGGTGTCAAAGGAGTGAAGGCCCTTAGGAATAAAGCAAACCAGTACGAACTAGACCCTAACTCCATGTCAGCCTTTGGCGTGGGGGCCTTCAGGAAGAAAGACACTTTTGAGGAGGTAATGACCCCAGTTAAAGTTACTAAAAGAGGAGCTAAGAAAACTGGCGAAACTATCTTACGTCCCTCCGCTGATTTAGCTTCAGACCTTGACCCTCGTCTTGAAAGAGCTATGGCCGCTGAAACAGCAGGTAGCGTGATGCCTGGTCCTGGTAAGTTCTTTGATCCTTCTAAGAAAGGTTACAAAGGGGACAGGTTCACAGGTATGCTTAAGGATGCTGATATTGAATTAGATCTTGAGTTTGGTAATTATATTATGATGGGTAAAGGTGCCCCTAAAGATGTATCTAATGAAACCTTTGAGAACTTATTTGTATCTGCACGTCCTTCGCAAAAGAAGACAACCTTTGGTCAGAACAATAAGTCTGTAGCCCGTGCCAACCTTTATGATGGCCCTTCTTTAACTATAGCTGACATGAAGTCAAACTACAAGGCTTCGACTGGTAAGACGGGTGTAGAGGTTCGTACAAATTTACTTCAACCTGAGCAATTTAAAATGGTTACAGATGTAGGTGAAAGGTCTTTAGACCACCCCATTGTTGCCGTTCATAATATAACAGGTGATAAGAAACACTACTACACCCTTGATACCCAATTTGTTGGTCCTGCTCGTATGGATAGGATTACTAGAAAAACAAAAAGAACAAATAAAAAGACAGGCAAGGTTACAGAAGAAGTTCAACAGCCCAACTTACGCCCCGCTACTGTTGGTGATATTAATGTAGGTGAGCAAGTAGGTACTATTAGAATACCAACTAAGAAAACAGAAAAGAACCCAAAAGGTTATAATGATCACCCACTCTATGCCTACATTGAGGTAGACGCTACAGCGGCAGCCCCTGAGGGAATGGGGTCTATTCCAAAATTTAACGAAGGCGGTATAGCTATGGATGACCAGATGAAACTCACCTTTAAGTCTAGGTATAAAGGGTATGCCCTTGGCGGTGAGGTCGATGCGATTGACCCAGTTTCAGGTAATGAAGTACCTCCAGGTTCTACTCCTAAAGAAGTACGAGATGACATCCCAGCCATGCTCTCTGAAGGTGAGTACGTAGTTCCTGCAGACGTTACTAGGTTCTATGGCGTAAAGTTCTTTGAGGATCTTAGAGCTAACGCTAAGGTAGAACTAGCAGAGATGGAGACTAACGGACGTATCGGCGGTGAGCCAGTACCAGAAGATGAAGACGACTTAACAGAAGACGAGATGGCTTTACTTCAAGAGGTTATGGCTCAAGGTGAACCTGTAGCTATGAACCAAGGAGGAGCCGTTAGTCAGCAGGTTCCTTACCTCTCTCCTCAGCAACCTATGAATAACTCTCAGTTAGGTATTGACCCTTCCCATCCAACAAGTTATAATAAACCTCTAGGTATGGCTGCAGGTGGCTCTGTCGCAAAAGACCCTTTTGGTAATCCTATTCAACCAGTAACACAATCCCCAAACCAACCAGCCTACTCTGTGCTTCCCCTTAACCCAACAAACCCCCAAGGTATCTACGGTGTTACCACTGCTGCAGGAACCCCCTACACTGCAGCTACGCCCCCAACTACTCGTGCTGTAGTAGATACTCCAAGTGCACCGACCACGGGTACTTCTACCCCAACAACGGACACCTCAACAAGCACTGGGGGTATGGCAACAAAGTTTTATATAAACAAAGACTGTGCACGTATTTCAGTACTCACGTTAAATGGTAAGCCTATCAGTTCGGTACCAGCTAACTTTAATGAGTACTTAGAGGATACTCCAGAGAATAGTGCTCTCTTTGGCTGTACCATAACCGATATAGGGGGCACTACCGATACTACTGGTACGGATACTGATACGGATACTGATACCGTGACGACAGGTACATCCGTAGACGTGGACGATGACAACGCCGTTGAAAACTATAACTTAAATGTCAAAACAACAGTAGACTCCAACACACCTGAGGGCGCAAGTGTGATGTTTGAGGACAGTGGTGTTAGTGTGAAAGATCCCCTCACAGCCGCCAAGACCGCCCTCAATGAAGCGTTTAAAGTATCAAAAGGGGCAGGCTCATTTCTTACAGCTATTAATCCCTTCCTAGGTGTGGCAGGCGCTGGGGTAAACGCTATCAGTCAACTGTCTGCTTTGTCTAAAGCAAACGCAAACCTCAAAATGGCAGACTTCTTGGGTATGACTGAAGCCTCCGAAGCAATACAAAAGGAGATAGACTCCTTCCTTGAGAAAGCTCCTGGAGTAGTATCTGCCCTTGACAGTGTTTTTGCTAAAGGTGATGAACGTTTCAACAACGCACTTGAAGCTGCTACAAGTGTCAACGCCCCAGACGAGGCTGTTATCTTCAATGACACCCTCAATGAAGTTGGTCAGAAGAATGTAAACGACTACCTCATTGAAAACAGCCCAGGTTACACAGGTGCAACTGTAGTCACCTCTGAGACTAAGAGGGATGATGGTTCTACAATTATTCCAGGAACTATCGTTAGGACTACTGGGGCTGTTGAGTCGTCTATAAGACCTAAGGAAAGAACGCCAACGGCTACTCCAAGCAATACTGGCGGCGGTGGAACAACATCAACACCTTCAAGTGTAGCTGCTGCAGAGAGTGCCTCAACCGCTGCAACGACTGACTGGGCTAAAGCAACCCAAGTAGTTAACTCAATAAGCGCTAGCGATGATGGCGTTGCATGGGCCGCAGCTGTCAAAGCACAATCGGAAGCAAGTAAAGCGGCTACCAAAGCTGCAAAGGCTGCAACAGAGGCAAGAAATAATGATGATGATCCAAGCAATGACGGGAACAGTGATGCCTGCTTCCTTACAACTGCCATCGTTGGACGCAGAGGTGAGCAAGACAACGGACCTACACTTACTAAGTTGAGAAACTTTAGAGACACGTTTATGTCCTCCAACCTAGCAGACGTAGAGGAGTACTATCGGATAGCCCCTAAGATTGTTGCGTCTATACCAGAGGACCATAAGGACTGGGACTGGATTGGTTCTCAAATTGATAAGTCAGTTGAGTTTATTGACAAGAATCTTCTAGATGAAGCATACAAGACCTATAAAGATATGGTCAAGAAACTTGAGAAGGATTGGCTATAATGGAAAAGACTGAACCACCTATCGTCACTATGGAAGACTACATGAACATCTATAAGATGACTGTTCTTCAACGTGTCCGAGAACTGCCAGACGAAGACAAGAGGGTTCTCCAAGAGTTACCTAACTCACCCTTTGCTGAAGTACTAAGTAAAGTTCTTGGCCCCGAGTTGTCAGGTGTTAGTGCAGGTGCTGTCGTTGAGGCAAAGCCAGAAATTCCTCAAGAGGAAGTAAGACCTAGTCGTATGGGTTTGGGTTCTCGTTAACTCTAAGTATACGTCATATAACTATAAGGCTACCCAGCGCAAGGCTGGCCCCAACATAAGGAAAAAATATGCCTGAACTACTAGCAATGAAATCCCCTAAAACAGCAGGCTTTGTTGACAGGGGGTCAAACTATGACCGTAAACGCAAGCGTATCGAGGAAGAAGAAAACGCTATTGCCAAACTAGAAGCGGAGGCCAGAGGTGAAACCGTCGAAGAGGAATCCGATGGCGAGGGACTTGAGGCAACCGAAGTACAAGCCGAGAGTAGTCCCCAACAAGAAGAAACCATCGTTGAAGATGAAGCACAAGAAGATGACTCAAATTTAAGTGCTGAGGAGAAGTCTTTTAAGAAACGTTATGGTGACCTGCGTAGGCATATGCAGCAGAAGGAAAAGGAGTGGGAGGACAAGCTGAGTGCTAAGGATAGCCGACAGACGATTGCACCTCCCAAATCAGAGGAAGACATTGAGAGATGGGCTAAGGAGTACCCAGACGTAGCAGGTATTGTAGAAACCATTGCTTCTCGAAAAGCTCAAGAGATGTTTAAGAAGGCTGAGGATAGGTTATCTCAACTAGACGAGATCCAGTACGAAGCGGAACGTAAGACAGCAGAGGCACGAATCAGTGAGGTTCACCCTGACTTTAGTAAGCTAAGAGAATCTGACGAGTTCCACTCTTGGGCAGACAACCAGCCTAAGTGGGTACGAGACGCTTTATACGAGAACATGGATGACCCAGACTCAGTCGTAAGAGTTATTGACTTGTACAAGATTGATACAGGCCATACCCCTCAAGCTAAGAAAGCCAGCACTAAAGCAGCGGCTAAAACTATTGGTAAGGGTTCAAGGACTAAGGTT